GGTCGATCGCGCTGTTGAGGTGGTCGCCCCAGGTGTTGGTGTTGGAGCCGGTGTCCTGCTTCTCGATGCGCAGGTTGGTGGAGTAGCTCATATGATCTGCGCTCCGGTATCTGCCCTGTACCAGTGGACGCCGTTGCTGCAGGCCGGGACCTTGAGGTCGGTGCAGAACACCTGCCGGTTGGTGTTGGCGGCGGCCATGGCGGTCGTCAGGTCGGTGGAGGCGTAGGCGAACATCGCCGTGGGGCTCTTGGCCCCTTCCAGCGTCGCCAGGCGCTCCTCAAGTTCGTTCAGGTAGGCGGCCAGGGCAGGATCGGTGATCCCGACCGGAACCGGCATCAGACCACCCTCTGCGGGGCGTTCTGCATCTGCAGCGGACCGCTCATGGCGTCGGCGGCTTCCTTGCCGTTGACGTCCTCGATCAGGGCTCCGAACAAGGCCCCGTATCGGTCGGCGTTATTGTCGTCCTCCATGAACCGATAGAGGGCTTCCAAGGACCCCCACAGGTAGAGGAACGGATAGGCCGTCAGGACCGTGTTCGTGTCGCCATCAGCCGAGAGTGTGGCGGGGGCCTGGTAATAGAGGCACTTGCCCGTCGCCGATCCGGTGAAGATGGGGCCGAAGCGGAAGGACGAACCCTCCACGCACAGCACCTCGGGATAGGTCTGCGAGGCGCTTTGGGCGATGCGGTCCTGCACCCCCTCGGGCGAGATCAGGGTCAGTTGCGTGCGGGGCGAGGTGTCGAGATAGAACCGCTTCAGCGCCGCAAAGCGGGTGGGCAGGCTCGCCGTCTCGGCCGATACGGTGACGTCCGCCGAGGTCAGCAGCGTGTTGCACCGCAGCCGGCGGGTGATCTCCTGGTGAGCCCAGGCGATGAAGTAATCGATGTAGGCCGACTGATCGTAGGTCGCGAACGCCTCGATGGCCGTGACCAGCTCGGCCTTTGTGCTGATCGTGGTCATCGCATAACCCCGTTCGAGACGCCGAGTTGGCCGTCCGCCGTGCGCAGGTAGCGGTACTCTTCGCTGTTCAGCTTGGCGGCCAGCTTGCGCGCCACGTCGGGGTCATGCCCCGCGTCCATCGCCCACCACCCCTCCTCCGTCAGCCACTTGTGCATGACGATGTAGGGGATGGAGGCCACCCTTCGGATGTCCCGGCTGGGCGTGTACCCATCGTTGTGGGTCGCCATGGCCTTGTTCTGCTCAAGGATGGGGGCCACGTCCTGGGTGGACGCGAAGCGGGTCAGGTTGCCCTCCTGCACCATCCAATGGTCGATGCCGGCCGAGGAGCGGAACAGGTGGGTCTTCATCAGCCGACCGCCAGCGCCACCAGCTTGTGGTAGGCTTCCTCGTTGGCCATGTCGGCGATCTGCTCAGCGCGACGGGCGGCCTTGGCTTCGGCCAGGGCGTCGCGGGCGCCGTCGAAGTTGACGTAGCCCTTCTCGTACAGCGCCAAGGCCACCGGCAGGATGACGGAGAACTTCTCCGCCTCTTCGTAGTGGGCGGTCCCCAGGCCGGCGACGTGCTCGCCCATGGAGATCTTACCGTCGCCCATCGGCAGGACGGTGCATTCCACCACCGGGTGAACCTCGGGGGCGAGTTCCTTCTTGGCGGCCTGTCGGGCGGCGCGCTTCTTCAGCGCCTCCAGCTTGTCGATCTCGGCCTTCACCTCGGGAGCGGAGTTGGTCTTTTGCATGGGTCCTCAAAAGAAAAGGGGCCGCCCGGGTGAGGAGCGGCCCCAAGGGGAGCGTCAGGTAAGCGACGCTTAGGTCAGGTCAGCGACCACCGCGTGAGCGGCCTGGTTCGAAATCACCAGGGTCTTTTCCATCAAAATCAGGAACCGCTCGGAGTCGCCGGTCTTGGCCAGCGCGGTGGACTGAAGGCCGCGCAGGGTGGCGACCGCCGCCATGCTCGGATCGACCAGCACGCAAGCGCGCGACAGGCCGTAGGCGTGCGGGATCAGGGTCAGGGTCCCGAAGTCCGACACGTACACGTCGGCCGCGCCCACGATCGTCGCCATCCCGTTGCCGGCGTCCTTGCGGATGTCGGCGATGCCCGTGAAGGCCGAGAACTGCTGCTTGTGGGTGCCGCCCATGTAGGCTTGGGTCGGCTTGCCGCCGTTGCCGAACGTGGTGGCGAGCGTGGCCTTCACCAGCGCCTCAGTGAAGGTGCGCTGGGTGCCGTCCGTGGCCGCAGACGGGCCGGGAGAGGCGGAGAAACCGCCGTCCGAACCGCCAGAGCCCCGGTTGTCGTTCGAGGTGATGAACGCCTGGATGGAGCCCATCTTGCGGGTCGTGGCGCCCGACTCCTGCACAGCGGCGTAGTTGCCGATGGCGCGGATCTCGAAGTCGCGCTTGATCTCGATGGTCTTGAGCACCTTCTGGCGCGCAAGCTCGGAGTCACGACCGGCCTTGTTGACGCTCTCCTGGGTGCCCGAGACGCCGCCGGTCTTCCAGAGGATCTGGCAGATGTTGCCGACGCGGGTGGTCAGGTTCGCGGCGCCCAGGGTGCCGACGTCGTCGCCTTCCAGTTGGGCGTTCGTCGCCGAGGCCGCAGCCAGGGTTTCGGTCTGCCATTCATGGTAGGTCTGCGACGCCTTCTTCGTGCCGATGTTGGAGGTGAACGGCGTCTCTTCCGGGGCGACCCGATAGATGGTGTCTTCCAGGTCTTCGCGGATGCCGATGTTGGCGACGGACGAGCCGACGCTGCCGATGACGTTCGTGGGAACGGACATGGTGGTTAGGCCTTCTTGGCGAGAAGCAGGGCCACCGCGTCATCGACAGAGCGCGTCTGAGCGAAGCGGTTGGCGGCCGTGCGTTGGGGATTGGCCGCAGGCGCCGAGGCGGCCGGGCGAGCCGGCGCCCTCGGGGCGGGTGCAGCGGGTTTGGGTTTCGGAGCGGCCTGGAGCTGGGCTTGCGCCTGGCGCCATTTCATCGCGTCGCGCGCGAGAGCCATTTCAACGGCCGATATGCCACCGATCGCAGCGGGGTCGACGCCCTGCTTGACCAGGAATTGCGTGATCTCGCTCCGGCGCTCGGGACCCTTTTCGGGGTCGGCGAGGTCGGGCGCGATCTCGGCAAGCTTCTCGAACTCCCGCTTGACGAACGCCTCATGGGCCTGGGCTTCGGCCTTCTGCGCAGCTACGGCGAGCTGTTGCAGTTGGCGTTGCTCGGCCTCGAACTGAAGCTTGGCCTGGACAGTGGCGTCCGTGCCGTGCTCCTGAGCGAAGGCGATCCAGTCGGGCTCTTTTGCGCCCCACCGGTTCTGGAAGGTGTCGATGGCTTGCGGAAGGAACTCCGCCAGCTCTTGGGCGAGCTGTTGGACCTTCCCCACATCGGCTTGAGCGGCCTTCGCGATCTCGGCGGCTTCAGCCTTCGCTTTGGCGGCTGCCTCTTCCCGAGGGCCTTCCTGCGCAAGCACGACGGCTTGCAGGTCGGCGGGGAGCTTGGCGAACTCGGCCTTGGCGTCCTGTGACCAGTACCTTGGCGGGTCCAGGGCCACGACGGGCGCGGAGTCCGCTTCGGTTTCTTCCCCCTCAGCCGGCTCTTCGGGCGCGGCTTCGGCTTCCTCGGGCGAACTGGCCTCGCCCTCTGGTTCGTTGGGCTCCTCAGCGGCCTCTACGGGCGCTTCCGGGGCATCTTGCTCGACGGGCTGGGGCGTCAAGGCCGCAATGGCGGCGTCAACAGTCAGCGGCCCCGTTTCCGTGGCTTGTTCAGACATCAATCACCTTGTGGGGTGGTTTCGGAGCTAGTTCCGGGTGAGCCCGGCTGCGGCGACGGCGTGTTGCGCCATCTGGCCGTTGTCGATCACGTCCCGCAGGGCTTGCTTCACCGCCGCGAGGTTCTGCAGCGCCATGTGGAGCTTGAGGACTTTGACGTCCTGGCCCACCGGCGTTTCGGATAGGGTCTTTACGAGGGCGTCGCGGACCGCATCGAAGGCCGCGCCCACCTCTTCAAGCTCGCCGAAGGCCCGCAGGCCGCGCGAGATGCGTTCCTCGTCGGTCAACCCGGCTCTCCGCCCGGCTCAACCTGCGACGTGCTGGCGTTGACCTTCGCCATGCCTACCTGATGGCTGACGTTGGCCTGCGCAAATCCAAGTTCGCGCTTCAGCTCCAGTTCGGCGGCCAGTTGCTCGCGCTTCAACTGCAGCTCCTGGTCCACCTGGTAGCGTTTCAGCTCCATTTCCGCCCGTAGCTGTGCCATCTTCAGCGTATGATCCTGCTGAGCCTGGGCCGCGGACGCCTGAAGGTCGTTCTGATGCTTCTGGGCCTGAAGGGCCGCATCGGTCTGAGCCTTCGTCTGGGCCAGTTTCACATCGGACGCGGCCTGCGCCTGCCGTAGCTCGATGTCCGCCTTCGCCTTGATCAGATCGGGGTTCGGCTCGGGCGGCGGGGGCGGCTTGCCTTCCGGGTTGCTCCAGTAGAGGTCCGGCGACTTCGATCCGGCCGCTCGCTCCCATGCCGAGAGCGCCTGGTGGATGTTCTTCGGGTCCAACACCATCTGCCCCACGCCCGGAAGCATGGCGGCCTGCTGCATCAGCTCCAGCCGTTGCGTGGCGATCATCATGTCATGCTCGCGCCCAGCCGAGCCCACGCCCACATGGATGGTCATGGCCGTGCGTTCCGGGAAGTCGCCCGGGTCCATCTGCTTCCACGATGAGCCGCGCTTGAAGTTCGGCGCGGTGTAGGGCGTCTCCCCATCGGAATAGGCCCCGCGCAAGGCCGCGTGCACGCCCAGGAACAGATCCTTGACCAGCGTCTCGGCGGCGATGCGGGCGATCATCCGAACCCGCTTCTGCGCCGCGGTGATCAGCGCAATCGCGCCCTTCGCCGTGTCGTGCAGGGTATCGGGGTTGAGCCCCTGGGCGTTGCGCACGATACCCGAGCGCATCTCCGCCATGGTGGAGGCGTACTCAAGGCTGGCCAGGGTATCGACGTTCAGGGCGCCGGCTGACACGGGAACAATCGCATTGTCGCCCTTCACCCGGATCGGCACACCGGGCTCATTGCGCAACAGGTCGGAGATGGTGAACTCGTGGGCCGCGTTGGTGTTGACCACCATCCGCTGGTTCATCGAGAAGTAGACGCTGTCCAGGTGGTTGCGCAGCAGGATGGTCTTGATCCGCTGCACTTCCACCAGCTTGTCGGCCACGCTCTCGCCGTAGAAGCGGTGGGGGACGATGTAGGGGGTGAAGGCGGCGAACGGGATCTGGCCCACTTCCTCCTTGGCCAGCAGGGTCTTCTCGTCCGCATCCGTGGTGACGCGCCAGATGGCCATGTCGCCATCGTCGTCGGCCAGGCGGATGTAGTGGTCGCGGTACTCGACCTCACGCAGGTCGTTGGTCGCGCCATCAACCGGGCGCTCGCTCTCGCCGGCTTCGTCGCGGGCGATCTCCACCACGCCGCGCTGCTGGGCGTAGGGCGGCAGGTTCCTCGCCTTCTCCGGGTCGATGCCGCGCTTGATCAGGTCTTGCACGCGGGCGCGGGAGCGGATGGCGCAGTAGGTGGCGTCCTTCAGGGACACCGTATCCGGCGCGACGGTGAAGTCCTCGCTCGGGAAGGCCCGGATGCACACCTTGATCTTGCGCATCGTCTGGTTGAGGTTGACCGAGCCGTCGTCCTGCTCCTCGGTCTCCAGGTCCATACCGCCTTGCTTGGCGACGGCCTGCAGCATCGGAGCGTGCTGAGCCAGCGCAGCCGGGACCTGAGTGTGCGGAACGGACTCCTCGTTCTCCTCAACCCACCAGCCGACCACACCGAGGCGGGACAGGAATCCATCCTTGATGGCCGTGTAGAGGGTC